ATAATGTTAGGTGTTGTTGCCGCCGTTGCAATAGGGAGAAGTCAAACGAGATTTATACCCCGCGCCAACTGAATCTTTTGGGGGGTGTGCATGCCTAAAAGAGCGGGCCATCCCTGTGCCGCGCCTGGCTGCCCCGCCGTGGTGGACAGTGGTCAATACTGCGATGAGCATCGACCACCGCGTCCTGATGACGGGCGCCCCTCAGCCGCGCAACGTGGGTACGATGGGCGATGGCGCAAGATCAGGGCCATGGTGCTGGCCCGCCGCCCGCTGTGCGTGGAGTGCGAGAGACATGGTGTTGTCAGAGTGGCAACCGAAGTCGATCACATCATTCCATTGTCAAAAGGTGGAACGCACGCGACCGACAACCTGCAACCGCTGTGCAAGACATGTCACAGCCGCAAGACGCGGCGGGAGGCACCGGGGGCCATGTGACTTTCTGGAGATGGGCAACGCCAGGACCGTCGGTGGCGTGTTATGCACACGTCGCCAATGGTAGGCTAATTTGTGAGGAGAGATGAGCATGAGACGAAAAAGCGAAACAGACAAGCGATTAGCAGGCACTACGCGCCCAGATCGGGCGCCGGGGGCCGCCTTTACGGAAGGCGTTGGGCGTGTTCCCAACGGCCTGGGGCAATTCAAGCAAGCGGCGTCGCTGTGGCGCCTGCTGGCGTCTGAGCTGGGCGAAGAACTTCGCCCCGCTGACGCCCCGGCGCTGCAATTGCTGTGTTTGCACTACCAGTTCGCCATGGACGCGGCGACGGAGCTGCAGGAACAGGGGCCGGTAGTGGAAGATGCCGCGCATGGCGGTGTCAAACGCAACCCGGCGGGGATGGTGATGCTGCAACACGCCTCGGCGGCGGTGGCGCTGCTGAAAGAACTGGGCGCAACGCCCAAAAGCCGACCGGCCAACGCGGGGCCGGCCGAAGAAACACTGAGCGATATGTTGAGCCTGATGACGGCCGGGCGACACGTTGACTGAATACCACTACAACGACCACGCCGCTGAAACGGCCGTGGCGTTTTTCCCGCGGTTCCTGACCCACACGAAAGGCGAGTGGGCGGGTAAGCCCTTCGAGCTGCTCGAGTGGCAAGCGCAAATCGTGCGCGACGTGTTTGGCTGGCGCCGACCAGACAACACGCGGCGCTACCGCTGGGTGTACATCGAGGTGCCAAGGAAGAACGGCAAGAGCGCGTTCGTCTCCGGCCTGGGGCTGTACCTGACCATTGCCGACGGGGAGCCCGGCGCCGAGGTGTACGCCGCCGCCGCCGACCGCGATCAGGCGGCCATCGTCTTTGAGGAGGCCAAGAAGATGCTGGAGGCGTCGCCGCTGGCGCGGTTCACCGAAATATACAAGCGGTCGGTAGTGGTCAGGGAGACGAACAGCTCATTCAAGGTGTTGTCGTCGGACGCGCCGACCAAGCACGGATTGAACGCCCATGCCGTGCTGATTGACGAACTGCACGCCCAACCAAATCGAGAGCTGTGGGACGTGTTGACGACCAGCATCGGCGCCCGTCGACAGCCGCTGGTCGTTGCCATCACCACGGCGGGGTATGACCGGGAAAGCATCTGTTGGGAGCAGCATGAGTACGCCCGGCAAATCACAGAGGGCATCATCGAGGATGATAGCTACTATGCATTCATCGCCGCGGCCGATGAGGATGACGACTGGACCGCCGAAGCCACATGGAAGAAGGCTAACCCGTCATACGGAATCACCGTCAAGCCGGAATACCTCGCCAACGAAGCGGCCAAGGCCCAAAACACGCCCGCCTATCAGAACACTTTCCGGCGGCTGCACTTGAACCAGTGGACGCAGCAGGAGGAGCGCTGGCTCGACATGCACGCCTGGGAGGCCAGCGCGGGCGACGTAGACTGGGACGCTCTTAAGGGCCGCCCCTGCTACGGTGGCCTGGACCTTGCCTCCACCAACGACGTGGCCGCGTTCGTGATGGTGTTCCCGATGGACGACGGCACGTTCAAGGTTGTGCCGAGGTTTTTCATCCCGCGCGACAACATGGTTGACCGCGCCCGGCGCGACCGCGTGCCCTATGACGGCTGGGTGCGCGATGGCCACATGACGGCCACGCCGGGCAATGTCATCGACTACACCCACATCACCAGCGAAATAAACCGGCTGGGTCATGAGGTGGAGATACGAGAGATAGCGTTCGACCGTTGGGGCGCGATACAGGTCAGCCAACAGCTTGGCGGCATGGGCTACACGATGGTGCAGTTTGGGCAGGGCTTTGCGTCCATGGCCTCGCCAACGAAGGAGCTGCTACGCCTGGCGCTGGAGGGGAAGCTGCATCATGGGATGCAGCCGGTATTAAGGTGGATGGCTGACAACATGGTGGTGACGCAGGACCCTGCGGGCAATGTCAAGCCGGACAAGAAAAAGAGCCGCGAGAAGATTGACGGCATGGTGGCGCTGATCATGGCGCTGGACAGGGCGTTGAGAAACGAAACAAGCACAAGCATTTACGAGGGCAGAGGAGTGGTAACACTATGAGCGAATCACTGTTGACAATCATCACGCGGCACTGGCCAGGAGGCCGCCCGGAAAGTTTCAAGCGCATGATGGCCACGGTCGAAGCGCAAACAGACTCGGACTTTGACCACCAGTTTGAGTATGACCACGAAGGCCGCGGGCTAAAGTGGGCCGACGCCAACATGGCCGAAGTCATCCCGCGCCTGACCGGCCGGTATATCTGGGTTGTCGATGACGACGACCTGCTGGAGCCGGACGCGGTGGAGGTCGTCAAGAAGGCGCTCATTGCCAACGACTACCCTGACGTACTGGTCGTCAAGGGCGAACACGGGCGCTATGGCATTCTGCCGCGGGATGACGTGTGGCAGAGCGGCAAGCCCGTGTGGGGCGGCATCAGCGGGCAGGACGTGATCGTCAAGCGCGAGCTGGCCCACCAGTTCGCCTATGGCTGGGCGCACCCGCCTATCGGCGATGTGGCCTACATCGAGCGCATCTGGGCCACCTACCCCCGCATTGTGTGGTATAGCAGGCTGGTAGTTCGGCAACAGCGCAACGGCCTGGGGCGGGCAGAATGGGAGGACTAGATGCACGCTGCCGCCGATGCGGACGCGGTAGAGTTTGACCAGCGCGGCTATGTCGAAATACGCACGGCGGCCGGCGTGCTGGTTTGCAAATTCGACCCGTTGCGCGATCTGCTCGAAGTCAAGGTCGGGCCACGCATGGAACTGATTGACCTGCGCCCCCTACGGCTGGAGGCTCAGCGCCGATTCAGATTGCAGGGCAAGTCGGTGTGATAATGGTTGACAGCACGTCCGTTCTAGTGTAATATACCCATAACGACATATTAAGTAGACGCCTATGAGCGCCCAGGTGCTTGCGAGGTCTTTGAACCCGCACCGCATCTGGGCGTTTTTGTGTTTATGGACAGGTTTGATGTAATGGCGGTTTTAGGGGTGGCGTTGCTGACCGGTGGGGGGTACTGGGTGTATCCGCCTCTGGCGCTGTTCATCCCTGGCGCCGCCCTGATCATCGCCGCGGTTTTGGGCGCACGGGGGGCCGGTGGGATTTCTAACGACCGCGCTACAACCGAATAATCAGAGGGGTCTGGAGCTGACTGACGCGGCCGGGTGGCAGGCTATCGGCTGGCTGGGCGATTCAGCAACGGGGATAAACGTCACGCAGGAGGGGGCACTGCGTTATTCCGCCGTGTTCGCCTGCGTGCGGGTACTGGCCGAAAGCGTCGCCTCGCTCCCCCTGATCGTCTACCGGCGCACCGCCGACGGCAAAGAGCGCGCCCCGGAACACCCCCTATACCGCCTGTTACACGACAGGCCCAACGATTACATGACCTCATTTGAGCTACGCGAGACGCTGCAGGGACACCTTGCCCTGTGGGGTAACGCGTACTGTGAGATTGAATACAACAACGCGGGCGTGCCGATTGCCCTATGGCCGTTGCGCCCGGACCGCATGGAGAAGGTCACCGCATCCGGCGGCGAGCTATTCTATGAGTATTGGCTACCCACGGGGGCACTGGTCAAGCTGCCGGGATACCGCGTGTGGCACAACCGCGGGCTGAGTTCGGACGGCATTAACGGCTACTCCCCCATTGGCCTGATGCGACAGAGCGTGGCGTTGGGGCTGGCAGCTGAGGAGTTTGGCGCACGGTTTTTCGGCAACGACGCCCGGCCGGGCGGCGTGTTACAGCACCCCGGCGTGTTGGGCGATAAGGCGCTGCAGAACCTGCGCGAGTCGTGGCAATCGCGGCACGGTGGGCTGAGCCGCAGCCACCGGACG